ATCTTATCCTTGAGGTCTTTGACCTGATCTTTGATCTCAGCTTCAAGAGCCTCCTTCTTATTGCGATACTTGAGGTACGCTTCAATTACTTGGTCTACAGTTAGACTCATTTCGTCACCTCGTTTCTTGTTGTATCAAATCCAATAACAAACCTTGTAGTTTCTGCTTGTTCTTGAGCCGTTCATACATCCGATACTCAACTTCAGTACCCTCGATATGTACAACATTCGATACATGTTTCTTACCAATTCGCTCAATCCGACCATTCGCTTGAACATATTGTTCGTTGCTTGTTACTGGCCCATACCAGACAACCGTAGATGCGGCAGTCAAAGTTAGCCCATGAGCCATAGTCGCAGGATGAGCAACCAATACATGTGGGTCTTTAGCGTTCTGAAAGTTATGGAATATCTCGTTGCGTTTAGATGCGGATACCGCACCATTTACAACACTGACAGTCCAGTTCTTCTTTAGCTCTCGTTCCAACATGTGCAATGTGCCTGTTAGTGGCACGAATATAATTACTTTACCTCCTACTTCATCAATCACCTCCTTCACAGCGTTTACTCTTGGGGCGCAATCAAGTTCTATGTTGCGACCATCATCCCCATAGGCCACACCACATGCTATCTGAACAAGTTTCTGTAACTTGACCGCCTCATTGACAGCGGTGATAGTGCCTTCTTCTGCCATCTCTGTGACAAAATGTCGCAACATCTTCTGATAGTGTTCCTTTTGTTCCTTCGTCAGTTCGACTTTGCGTGTCTGGAATACTGTGTCTGGCAGATCAAAGCACTCATCTCTGGTGTATCGAACCGCAGGTTGCAGTATATGTTTGACAGTCTCCACTGACTCTGGTCTTGGTATCCACTTCCATTGACCAATCTTCATCATCACTTGCTCTCTGAAAGCAGTGTATGTCTTGGTGCAGAAAGGGCTATCAACTAGCTTTGCCAAAGCCCATGCGTCTGTCGGGTCATTCGGCGTGGGTGTGCCTGTCATCATCCACAAACGTGTTGTGGTGTTACGACCCATCCAACGCCTCAGGATTTTGAAACGGTTAGTCGATGGGTTGCGGTAGACAGCCGCCTCATCCACGATAACTAAATCGAATTTATCTTGTGCTTCGTCAGCAATGATAGGGAAGCCATCGTGGTTGATGATATAAAAGTCAGCTTCCGTATTGATTAGCTTCTTACGCTTGGCGGCAGTGCCGTGTAAGGTTATGCCTTTCCTGTGTGGGAAGCCCATGAATATACCGTCACCCCATACACGCTCAAGCGTAGACAATGGTGACACAATCAAACACTTCTTAACCGCACCCACTCCCATCAGGTAGTCAGCCGCCCATAGAGCAGACTGTGTTTTACCTGTGCCGATCTCATTCAAGACTAACGCCTTAGAGTTCATTGTCAGGAAAGCGGCAGTCATCTTCTGGTGTTCGTATGGTGTAAAGCGACCAACCCAATCGTAATAATACAGGATAGGCGCAGGTGCTTGGATGCCCAAGTTACGCAACACCTTCACCTCATCAAGACGATGCGGTGTAACAACCAACTCCTTACCCTTAAAGTTAAAGGTCTTCGCAGTCGGTATTGTATCCAATACTTTGTTTGGGTGTGTAAGGTTTAGTGCTAAAGCCTTTGCTTGTTCAACAACTATCATCCTAACCACTCCCGAATAAATTGACGCACCTCATCAATGGTGTCAGCGTCATATACGAGAAAGCATTTGCCCCCTGCCATCTCTATCTCCTTCATTGCTTTTACCTGTAGTGCTGTAGGCTTCTTTGTCTTGTCAGCCTTGCACTCAATACCGATAAATCTCCCACCTATAATCGCAATCCTGTCTGGGATACCTGCTCTACCGAATGGCCCTGCTTGTGGACTAAAGAACCAGATACCTTCTTGCTTTAACATCATGTCTAGTTTGCGTTTTATTTTACCTTCTGGGGTATTTGACATTATATTTACACACTTGTCAAGTTAGATTTGAGCGTAGTCACACATATCTTTTGCAGGACAGAACCGACATAACCCACTTGGTTTGGCAGGCCAGTTTTCATGCTCCGCAGATTGGTAGATACGGTTAATCCTAGACAGTAAGTTACTCCACATCTCGTCGGACTGCTCTCGACTGAACTCCTCAGAATCCATTGCCATGTCTTTGAGCCAGACGAATGAAGTCTTGATAGTCACGACCTCAGGGAAGTGCTTCCATACCTGCAAGGCAAACATCTCAAGCTGTGTAAAGTCTGGTCTTCGCTTGCCTGTCTTCCAGTCCACAACCACTGCCGTGTCACCCTTGAGTATCAAGACATCCAGTATGGATCGTAGCCATGCGTCACCCGCAAACCAACTTGTTGGTGTAAGGTTCTCGGTCAGGGTCAGTTGACGCTCTGCGTGTAACTCTCCACCCCTAGCCATGTTCTCCACAGTCTTGCAGATAACCTCATACTTCTCAGCCTCGACTGGTAGAGGCGTGTTGTTTACTAACCTCTGCTCCAAGAACTCGTGGATACGCTCACCATATTTACTGGCTTCGCCACCTGTATCCTGCACCTCCTTCGTTACTCGCTGATGGTAGTAACGCTTCGGGCAATTCTCATACAGCTTAATAGCTGAAAATGAATGTGCTAACTGCATTTGACCTCCATAGGTAAGCACCGTAAGGGCGGTGTTCGCCACTCACGGTAAGGTTTACTTTGCATCACCATAGTTATACCCCACGCCAGACTCGCAAGCAACAGGTAAGTCCTGCGCCCAACGAGGCGGCTTCGACATTTGTCTCTCAACAAATTCTCGTGCGATTGTCTGCTCTGTTTCCAGGGCCGTGATGATTACTTCGTCATGTACTTGAAACGCTACATGATATGACTGTCCGATTGCCGCCATCTGCTCGGCTACTACAATCCTAGCAAGGGCTTGAACAATGTTCTCTGTTACTTTGCCACCGTAGATGCGTGTCCAGTCAACCTTCACATCTCCACCAGACATCACGCGCAGTTGCGCTAACTTACGGTAGGTTCGGGCATCGTTAATATACTCAAACCCATCTGGTGTCTGTCGCAGTGCATGGTATTTAATACGCATACCATTTGGTAACAGTATACCCTCGTTGTCGTAGGGCAGTAGGTCAGTTATGTTTCCACTCCCACCTGCCACCATACCTGTAAGGGCGTGTCCGCACCTGTTCCATAGCGATACAATCTTGTGGTTCTTCTGGCGATACAGCCTTACAATACGCTCGGCTTCGTTCTCATCAACATCAACAGAGATACCACCTTGACCAAGTGCCAGAGTATTGCGGAACTTTACCGCACCCATTCCGTAGCCAAGCCCCAAGATACAGGTCTTGCCAACAAAGCGTTCTATCTTGTCAGCCTTAGTGACCTTGCGTCCGTAGACCTCAGAGGCGAACTCACTATATACATCTCGCCCTTCTCGGAAGGCTTGCACCAAGTCATCCTGTCCTGCAATGTAGGCAACCATCCTCGCTTCAATCTGTGATGAGTCACAAGCTATCATCACCTCACCGATTGGCGCAGTAAGCGCAGTGCGTATAGCACCGTTGCGTGGTAGGTTCTGTAGGTTCAGCTTGTCTCCACCAGAAAATCTTCCTGTGTGTGCGCCATAGTAGTTAAGCATGATGGGCAAAGCACCACGATCCGCAACCTTCATCAAGTTTTCTGTGCGTGTTTCTTCGATGGTAGACTTAGTGCCAAGCCTTGCCGCCACTAGGTTCTGAACTCTAGGGTCAGGGTGTTCAAGCAGTGCTGTAAACTCCTTGTCAGTCTTGGCAAAAGCGAAAGTCTCCTTGCCTGTTCTAAGACTAACCTTCATAGGCGGTTCTACACCTACCGTTTGCAGTAGCCTTGCAAAGATTTGATTAGACATCAGTGCTTTCTTAACCTTCTCCTCACTCAAACCTTTGAGGGATAGGTCTTGTATCAGCTTCTGCTTGTCGTCTTTAACTTTCTGCAAGTGCTGTGCAAGCACATCCGTGTCGAGGCATATAGTCGGCTCGGTATACATCCGTATCGTCTGGTCAATGACCATCAACTCCGATACTGGGAAGCCTTTCTTTAGCTTTTTGAATAGCTCATAGGTAAGGTCAGCATCGTTGACGCAGTAAGAAGCATACCTGTCAAGTTCTTCTGGTGTGAAGTCCTTGCGGTGCTTACCCATGTTGTTGAATACTTCGTCACCCTTCTGCCCTAGCTTGTAATGAGAAGCGAGTGCCTTTAGTGAACCCCCAACAGTGGCATTGTGATAGGGTCTTGCCATAGACAGGGTATCGAACCAGAACTTAGGCTTGATACCGTAGTGCCATGACAAGATAGCCCCATCAAATGCGGTGTTGTGGGCAAGTATCGCCTTGTCAGAATAGTCTAACGAGTTAAGAAACTTACCCACATCACTACCACTATACCAATCGGTTGGATAGTCGTTCACCTTGACGCATACACCTATCACCTCAAAGCGAGGGTCACGAACATAGGCTTCAGTCGTCATCTTAGACAACGAATATTGCCTGTCGTAATAGGTTTCAAAGTCAATGGTTACGATGTCCATACCTACCGACCCTCTGCCAATTCACCTGCTAGTGCAATGTAACCTGCCGCATCACGATAGTTATCCATGCGGTCAGGGTTCTGTGCTGACCTAGCCACCTTGAGTAGGGTCATCATCACAGGGATGTCAGTAGGTAAGATACCCATCTGCTCTGGTAAGTCTAGGTGAGCGTTCCAATACCTAGCAATTCTTACGGCATTGGTTTCAAAATCACCATGTTCTACTTCCCTGTCGCCGTCCACCAGTGTGCTAGCTTGTGACAACAAGTTTACACGAGTGCGTTGTTTGGGTTGCACGGTCTGCACACTTTGTTCAAGCACTTTTTTCGGTGTGCCTATCTTAGCTTTGAGGTTATACACATACTTAGCTGTGCATCCACAAGCCTTCGCCACATCGTTAGGCTTAGCACTAGGGTTCTTGAGAAGGTATGCCCACACCTTCTCCGCTTTGGTTTTCTTCGGTCTTGCCATCTCTTTTACCTCCAAAGATGATTGTTAACTTGTCCTTAGTTTCACTTATAATCTCCCACTCATAAGGACATTGAGTGAGCCATTCATAAAAATCATCATCCAGTTTCATCACCCCCTTGTAAAGTATACACTGCCACGCCTTTACCACAGTGTAAAGAATATTCGTTAGCGACAGCCACAGCTTGAGCCGCAGTAGCCCCCATACCTAACGCTCCCATTGCATATTCTTTACCGTGTCCAAAGGCCATCGGTGCTTGTAACCTTACAGGTGAGTAAGTTGCCTTGCTTTCGTGTCCATGAAAGCCTTCGTAAACACACAGCCCTTCGTCATCTACAACGATTAACTGCGCCATTGATGGTGCAATATCCATGTCGTGTCTGGCTTGCCAGTTACACCCACCGACAAACCAGTCTTTCAACTGGATGATGTATCCTAGTATTCCAACACCTGAGACTATACAAATCTTACCAGTCTCAGGGTGCGTAACATACCAAGCCTTGTCTGACTCCCACTTCATAGAGCCATCGTTAGCTTGTCTATCTGTAGCGAGTGACTCGCCATCCCATACAATCACTGTCATTCTTCACTCCTATGCCATGAGTCTGTATGAAGCCATCCCCTCATGGGATACCAAAGCGAAACCCCTTGATATAACTCGCACTTCTTATTGACGCATTGCCTGACACTAAAGGCTTTCATGTGTTTGAATGGGCCTCTACCCCAATGCGTATGCTTGGTCATCTCACCACATCTAGTGCAGTCTGGGTGTTTCGCTTTGATAAACTTCATTACTTCTCTGACTCGAATACATCGAACCGTCTACGCAGTTCGATACTGTTGTTGTTACAAACATAGTCTAGGGCTTTGAGAACATCCTTACCCTCAGGCTTGTTACTCATGTAGTAGCCTGTCGATGTCGTCTGAGCCAGACCTTTGAGAAGTTCTTGTGGGAACTCGTTGTGGCGGATGCCATGTTCGAGCAAGTCTAGCCATTGCTTTGACTCCCACTGTGGCTGTCGCCAATCCCATCGGCTAGTCTGGTTGCGCTCTGACCACATCTCATCAATGATGCCATCGAAAGCGTGAACTCTGACACGAGCCTTGATACCACGCTTGAACTTAGCCAATGCTCTGCGCCATTCTTTGCGTTCCTCTGGTTTCTCAACTAGCTTGTCGTCAGGACGAGGATTTAGACAAGTGCCATCGACAATATCAAACTCGATACCTTGAAAGTAACTAGGCATCTCACGCATTGTCGGGGTGTATTGTCTGTAGTGTGCATAGGTGTGACCGTAGTATGGGTCACTCTCCCCTGCCTTGTTAGCCTCATGTTTCTTGGCGCACTCTGCAATCACTTGCTTTGTGTGACCGATACGATACAGACCCTTGCGGTGTCGCATCATTGTGAACGGTAACCAACGGTGTAACGA